AGTTCTGGTCTAAATATCTTTTCAGGTATTCCGCAGGAAGAACTTCGCAGGGAATTGGACTTCCCTAATAACATCAAGACGTATAAGCAGATGAGTTACCATCCTTCTGTGAATGCTTCAGTGTCTTTGTACTGTAGTATGATTGCGAAAGCTAATTACAGAGTTGTTGCCCCTGAAAATGCTTCAGAAGAAGAAAAGAATAGAGCTAAGGTAATTAGTCAGATGCTTTTTGAAGATATGGAGCATCCTTTTGAAGATGTAATTCAGGATGCAGCTACTTTCCTTGTGTATGGATTTAGTGTATCTGAAAAAGTATATCGTAAGCGAGAACTTTCTTCTGGTAGTAAATTTAACGATGGTTTGATTGCACCTAAGAAAATTACTATTCGTCATCAGTCAAGTATTGAAAAGTTTATCTTTAGTGAAGACGGTAATGAAGTAAAAGGTGTAAAACAAACCATTCTTTCAGATACTATGGGTAGGTTTAGTAACCGCACAAATACTGTAGTTATCCCTAGAAGTAAATTCCTTTTATTTACTGCTGGTGGTACTAGCGACAACCCTTATGGTATTAGTCCTTTAAGGAATGTATATATACCTTACAAGTATCTTAGTGCGATTGAGGAGCTTGAGGCACAAGGCGTTCAAAAGGAACTTACAGGTGTTCCTGTACTTAAAGTTCCTGCACAATATATGTCTGCTGATGCTAGTCCTGAACAAAAGGCTATCTTTGAGAATATGAAGAATATCGTAAGGAATCTTCAACAAGGTAGTCAGGCAGGTGTAGTTCTTCCTTCTACTGTCGACCCTGAGACTAGGGTTCCTCTGTTTTCACTAGAACTACTAGCTGCCGATGGTAAGCGAGGTTATAACCTAACTGAAATCAAAGAATACTATCGTAACCTTATTTTTACAGGTTTAGGTACGGATGTTCTTCTACTAGGTTCATCTTCATCTACTGGTAGTTTTGCTCTCGCAAGTGTCAAGAATACTATTACTGGACAAGTTGTAGAGTCATACCTTAAGCGAATTATTCGTGTAATCAATGATGATCTTATCAAACAGATTTATTTTCTAAATAATTGGCCTATGGATCGTATGTGCAAGGTTGATTATGAGAATCTATCTGAAGTTGATCTTGAGTCGTATTCAAAGGCAATTCAACGTATGTTAAGTACATCTGGTATCCCTGTTACGCTTGATGTTGTTAATCGTAACCTTGATATGATTGGTGTAGATAGACTACCAGAAAGTACAACTAAAGAAGAATTAAAAGAAATGCTACCTAACTATACTTCAAGAAGTGGTGATGGCTTTAGAACACCCTTTGAGGGAACTAGAACAAGTCAAGGTATAGGTAACGATAACGACTCTAATCTTGATAATGTAGGTTGATATACAAGAGGGTTGAAATAACCCTCTTATTTTCTTTAATTTAACTTGATTTTCATTAAACCTTATGATATACTATTAGGTATAGTGAAAATTCCATCTATGAGATTAGCTCTAGCATAAATAAGGAGGGATAATGCCTTATAAGTATCCTGATAAAGTCCCTTCTTGGGCAAAGAATAAATCTGCAAGTATTCAAAAGACAGCTATTGAAGTTTTCAATGAAACCTTGAAAGAGACTGATTCTGAAGAGAAAGCAAGAATTGCGAGTATATCTGCAATGAAGAATAAAGAAAAGAAGGTTAATAAATCTTCAGTTATTCAAAAGTCTCTTAATCAAGAAAGACGCCTAGCTACTTTCATTGTACTCGAACCTCAAGATGGTGACCTTACAACTACAGACTTGCATGGAGATTGGTACGACGAAGAAACTATTCTTGATGCTTGTATTGAGTTCAATAAATCATTAAACCTTCGTAAAGGTTCCTTGATGCACATGGTTGAGACAGAAGGTTATTCTTTCATTGAATCCTATGTTACCCCTGCCGAAATGAAGATCGGAGATCAAGTTATCAAGAAAGGAACTTGGCTACAAACTATTCAGGTTTCTTCCGATTGGATTTGGGAAGGAATCAAAGAAGGTAAGTTTAACGGTCTATCTGTGGAATGCACAGGTATTGTTGAAGAAATTGAAACTGAAGAATAAGGAAACTCATGGAAAATAAACCAAAGCGTAAAGCTACACGTCGAATCAAGAAGTTCGACTTTAGCGATGAAAATTCAACAGTAAGTCTAGTCGGTGACGCAGTAGGTGGTGCAGCAAATTCCTATACTACTCTACTTACTAAGTCCAATAAGCAAGTATCTGAAGAGTTCCTACGTAAAGCATCTGAAATTACAGTTACTTTAAGTATCACAGAGTATCTACAGCGTTTCTTTGGATTATTAAGAACAGACGCTGAATTACTTGCACGATCTCTTGGTTTTACTACTGAAGGTATGGAGAAAGCTGAGATTGAGCGTAAGGAAGATGCTCTTGAAGCAAACGAACCTCCAGAGTATCCAGATTGGGATCAAGAACCCGGTAATAAGAAGTTTGAAGAATGGATTAATTACAAACTTAAAAGTATTTCTGTAATGAAGCAACTTCATAAGGCAGAGAATATTGAAGATGAACTTCTCGGTATTTCTGAAGAGGATTATATTCAATTTCTACAAGATCAAGAAGTAGTAGAAAAAGCACTACTTAAACTAGATTCTGAATCTGCAAAAGCAGAGGATGAAGCCTCAACTAAAAACGTCGACGTTGAGAAATCAGGTGAGGGTAAAACCTCTGTTGTAAAACAAAAGAAAAAGGAAAGTAAACCTATGACTGAAAAAGTTCACGTAATTGAGCAAGAGGTAGAGGTCATTGCTAAGGCTAAGTTCGATGAAATCCAGAAGGCATTTGATGCTCAAAAGGAAGAACTACAAAAAGCACTAGACCTAATTAATGAACTAAAGAAAGAAAAGCAAGAAGCTATTGCTAAGGCTCGCAAGCAACAACTAGCAGAAGTAGCTGGTGATAAGGCTGAAGTTCTATTCAAGGCTTGTGGTGAAGCATCCGATGAGGTTTTCGCTGAAGTTATCAAGGCTCTAGGTGAGATGAAGGCTCAGGTAGAAAAGTCAAAGATGTTTGAAGAGGTTGGCGCTTCAGTTGAAGAGACTGTTAACGAGTCACCAATCGCTAAGGCTCTACAAGCCCGTCTAGCTAAACAACAACAATAAATATAATTCAGGAGAAATAATATGGCTGTTATTGCAACCGATACACCTCGTTTTTCTAACGTAGTTAAGGGCGAACTTTGGCCTGAGCTAGCTTACTGTCGTGCCGTAGTTACTGTAAATGATGCGGCTGCTACCCTAAAGGTCGGTACTGTTCTAGGTAAGGTAACTGTAAGCGGTAAGTACAAGGTAGCTGTAGAAACCGCTACTGATGGCTCAAAAGTGGCTGACGCTATCGTTATTCAACAAATCGATATTCCTGCTACAACCGATACCAAGGTTCTAGTTCTTCTAAAAGGTCCAGCCGTTGTATCCAAGGGTGGTCTAACTCTTCATGCTTCTTACAATAACGATACTAAGAAGAACGCTGTTTATGCTGCCCTAGAAGCTAAGGGTATCAAGGTTATTGAAACCGTTTAATTACAACAATTAGAATAAGGATAATATAGTATGATTACACGCAGTTTTTCTAATAACTTTGAAGTTCAGGATTTCACTCAGGAACTAGCCATGATTCCTAATATTCGGACTCCTCTGTCTGATCTAGGTATCTTCCGTAGTGAACCTATCGCTACAACTTCTGTTACTTTTGAACAGACCTTTGGTACTCTTGGACTAATCAATGACGTTTATCGCGGTGGTAACGTTCTAGCTAATACTGACGAAACCCGCAAACTACACACCTATGCTGTACCTTACCACAAGGTTGTAGATTATATCACTCAAGCTGATGTACAAGGCAAGCGTATGTACGGTTCTGCTGATGCAGCCGAAATCGAAGCTGCTGTACTAGAGCGTAAGATGACCCGTCTAAAGCGCAGCGCCCTAATGACCCAAGAATACGCAAAGTTCTACACTCTAACTCAGGGTAAGATTTGGAGTCCATCAGGTACTGTTGCCCACAGTTCCTTCTACACTGACTTCGGTGTATCTCGTCTTGATGTTGATTTTGAGCTAGACGTTGGGACCACGGACGTACTCGCCAAGATCGAGTCAATTGTTGCGCATATTCAAGATAATGCTCTATCTGGCGACGTTTACTCAGGTGTAGTTGGTCTATGCTCTCCTGAGTTCTTTACCGCTCTAATCAGTCACCCCAAGGTGGTTTCCGCTTATCAGTACTACAGTTCCACTCAGGAACCTCTACGTAACCGTCTAGGTGGTAATACTACACTGTATCGTGAGTTTATGTATGGAGGCGTGCTGTTCCGCGAAATCCGTGACACAGTAAATGGTAGCCGTTTCATCCCAGCTAACGAAGCGTACTTCGTACCAATGGGTACTAGCGATACTTTCGTTACCTACATTGCTCCTTCAGCGAAAATGTCCTTCGCTAATACTATGGGTGAGGAGATGTATCTCTTCGTTTACAACGATCCAAAGGATGAGAAGAAGGAAATTGAACTTGAGTTCTCCCATGTTCATCTCCTACGTAGACCCCAAGTTGTCGTAAAAGCCGTTCGCTACTAAGATTTAATTAGTAGTTCTAAGCCCCTTTCGCAAGGGGCTTTTCTTAAGGTAGTTGGCAAACAGCTACTTTAAGAATATACTTATAGAACTTGCAGATGACTTCTGTTGCAACAGAAGATCAATCACCAGAAACCCATCTGCAAATGGTGCTATACCGCATTATAGCTAGGGTGCCCAAATTAAATCTACGCGGAGGTGCCACAATGGTTCAACAGAACGGTTTAGTTATGATTGTGTAGACGAACTAAAGAAGTGTGTAAAAGGGATTACGGGTAAAGATTTTGAATTCAATTTAGATTTTAATTAAGGAGTTATCTTGGCTACAGCGGAACAGATTTTAGCTTGCAGGATTGAGTTAGCCGACACCGATGTTTCGCTGCCTTTCCTGTCAGATACTGAGTACAGTTATTTTATTGACAAGAACAATGGATCGGTTGCTAGGGCGTCGGTAGATTGTGCTAAGACTATTCTATTCAAGTTGAGTTATTCTTTCGGAGATGAAATCTCTGATATTTTACAACTCAAAAATAGGTCAGCCCGCGCGTATAAAGAAGCACTGATGCTTTATTTACGCAACCCCGACCTTAACCCAATCTACAAGACTGTCAACCCCTACGCTGGCGGTATCAGTAAGTCAGACATTGCAACTAACCTTGCTGATCCTGATCAGAATACCGTAACTTTACCTACAGAAACCAAAGGTACTTATACTAACGATAATCCATTCGTGATTTAATAGGAGGATAAAACTTATGTCTAATCCTTTTATTACTTCAGCTAAACGTCTGATTTATCGTCAAGGTACAAGTATTGATTACATTAACGTTACTACAGGTACATATAACGTAGAAACAGGTACTGTAGGTAATACTGAAGTTACAACTACTGTAACAGCATTCCCTAAGAGAGTAAAGGTTAATAACTTCAATTATCCTGATCTTGTAGGTAAGGAAGTCATTGAGTTTCTAGTAGTATGCGAAGATTTACCTTCTAGTCCCAGAACGTCTGATAAGATTAGTTATAAGGGTAATACATATACTGTAGAAAGTTATGTCGAAGCAATGGCTAGAGGTGAGTTAGTAATCTATAAGATTATTGCTTCTAAGGGGTAACTGTATGCCAGTTAGAGTTACATCCAATACTGATGATCTACTGAAATCCTTAGAAGAAGCTAAGAAAACTATCACTAGAAAACTAGAAGGGATGGTTGTAGGTTTTACTGTAGATATGGCCGAAGCTGCTTCAGGGAATACACCTATAGGTAACGAGATGGATATGCAACCTGTATCCGAAGGTGGTAATGCTAGATACAGAGCATACTACGAAGATCGTCAGTCATATTATGGACTCCCGATTGAACCCGGATTTCACCGAGGAGCTTGGGAGTTTGGTATGCCTAGTTTTAGACCTATCATTAATGATGTTCAAGGTATGCTTAATGATATTGAAAACGAAGCAGAATCCAGATATAAACTAGGAGATACTGTAGTAATTGGTGCTGAAGGTCCGGGTTATGGAATGTTATTCCCAAGGATACAGCAACCAACGATTGACGATGTTGTAGCAGCATATAAACTTAATATTCAAGGATACTACGATAGAAGCTAAAGGAGGGTTATGTCTGCAATCCTAGATGCAAAACGAGCAGTTGAACGCAGGCTATCTCGAGCATTTCCTACAACTGCTATCAGCTATGAAAACGTAGAGTTTCAACCTACAGATGCTTTGTACTTACGTACAGCATTCAGAGTAAATAGACCTACGGACGATTCCATAGGTAATGACTGCTATAGAGAAAACATTACATTTACAGTATTTGTGTGCGATAAGTTAAACAAAGGTACAAGTAATGCTATCAATATCGCAGAGAAAATCAGAAGTTTATTCTACAAGAGATTAACACTACAAGAGAATACTACAAGGATACACATATTACAAGTACCTCAAGTTTCTACTGCTGCTAAGACTGTAGATAGACTTGTGATTCCAGTAGTTATTACGCTTACTGTAGAGGTTTTTAGGTAAATAGTTAAGTAGTCTATTCAAAACTGCTAACATTTGCAAATGTTAATACCACAATTTAGGAGAATTTAATGAAAGCAAAGGGTGTAAATAAGAAGGTTTCTTATGTGAAAGA